ACTACATCGACAGCCAATACTGAATCTTATGACGGTTCTTCATGGACGGAAGTTAATAATTTAGCTTCAGCCAGAGGTTATGCTGGTAGTATTTCGGGTAGTTCAGTTACAGCTTCTGCTCTATTTGGAGGAACAAGTGATGGTGGTACCCCTAATGATACTGCAGCAACAGAAGAATGGAATTTTCCAGGGCCAACTTCTAGTGCTTTAGTCGAAGGTCAAATGTGGTTTAATTCAAGTTCATCACTTTTAAAAGTTTATGGACAATCTGTGCCAACAGGTACTTGGGCAACGGGCACTAATTTAAATACGAGTAGACAAGAAGGATCAACATCCGGAATACAAACAGCTTCAATAGTTGGAGGTGGTTATACAACTACATACGTAGCGAATACAGAAACTTACGACGGTACTTCTTGGACAGAAGTTAGCGATATGAATGCTGCCAGAGGTGGTATGGCGCCTTCTGTTAGAGGAAGCACAACTGCAACTTTTGCAGCTGGAGGAGCACCTAATCCTTCACCACCAACATCCAACAACGTAGAATTTTGGAATACAAGTAGTTGGACAGAAGGAACCAATATGAACACGGCCAGAAGTAATGGCGCAGGTGCAGGAACTCAAACTTCAGGTTTAGTTTACATGGGATATTATCCAACATACCAAACTAATACTGAAACTTGGGATGGCACAAGTTGGACAGAAGTTAGTGATTTAAATAACGCTGGATACGGTTCAGCTTGTATTGGAACACAGACAGCAGCCTTAGCAACAGGCAGAGCAGGAAACCCTACTAAAGCTAAAGTTGAAGAATGGAACGGAACTTCGTGGACAAATAAAACAGATCAAAACACAGGTAGATTTGGTACGGGAGGTGCTGGATTAAATACGGACGCTTTGATGTTTGCTGGAAATGAAAACCCAGGTTCTTCAGCTAAGACAGAACATTGGGATGGGACATCTTGGACTGAACTTGCTGACTTAGGTACAGGTTCTCCAGCTTATCAAGCAGGTTGTGGTGCATCAGCGGGTCTTGCCTTAAGAACTAACGGAGACCCTACTCCTACAAATCTCGTAGAAGAATGGACAGCGGATAACGGTATTCTTACAGTTACAACTTCGTAGTTGACCTTTCTATAGAAAGGTGTATAAAGAGATTAGAAATAAAAAAGGAGCAATATGAGCAAAGAGAAACGTAATATAGCAACTAAACTTGAGACTGAGTCTAAGTATTTATCTAATATATTAGATAAGGACGATGTTAAAAATTTTAAGAAACTAATACCTGAACTTCAAGATACTTGGATGAAGAAACAGATGTTTCGAACAGAGACTGAAATGAGGTTTTCTGTATTATCTGATAATAAATACCCCACACGAGCTGCTAAATATTGGCAGTCGGTTAGAGAACAAAACACACACTTTGAAAACTTAGTTCACCTATCATTTGATGCTAGAAAAAATGAGGTTGAAATTAAAAAATTAGAGCGTGATATTAAGAAAGAAAAAGATCCTCTAGAAAAAGAATTAAAACAAGTTGAACTTGAAGAGAAATTATATGGTAAGGCGAGCATGGAACTTGTCGCTAAACATAGAATGAGAGAAGTTGCGACTTGGTCTAAACTTAAAAAAGAATTTCATGATGGCTCTTTTGATGATAGAGATGTGGATACTCACCAAGCACATTCTTATTTACTGAGACTTCAAGAACAGAAAAAAACGATTACTCCAGGAACATCACAGCCAGAAGTATTTAATGTATTAGGACAACTAGAAGCTTTAGAAAAAAATATACAGGAAAAGAAGCTTTCTTTGGATGTCAAAAAAAATAAAAGAATTACAAAGTGATATGAAATTTGACTTTGTTTATTTAGGTCAAACAGTTTTAAAGTATGAAGTTCCTTTGGAAATCTTTGTGGGTCTTAATGAGATCTATGAAAAAAGAAAGAAAGAACTTCCTAAAGCCAATAAACAACTCGTGGGTAAAATAGAAGACGAAGTATCTTTACATTATTCAGGACCCCATAATGATAAGATGCACCCTCATAATTTTTTACCAACTGATATTCTTCAATGGTTTCATTCCATCTTTGATCATTACACAGATTGGAATAAGATTGGTCCGAACAATAAATCAATAAACTCTATTTGGGTTAACGAGATGAAAGCAGGAGAATACAATCCTGTGCATATACACCAAGGTAAATTGTACACAGGTTTATCTTCTGTAATGTGTTTAAAGCTACCAAAAGAAACAGGTATAGAATATTCTGCAAAAGAAAAACCTACGAATGGTAGATTACAAATTATAGGCGCTGCTGCAGGTCAATTTGCTAAAACAGATTATTCCCCTAACATGAAGATAGGAGACTTTTATGTTTTCCCTTATGACATGAGGCATTGTGTTTATCCATTTAACGGAACTAAAGAAAAAAGAAGAACACTGGTTTGTAATGTAGATGTTGACTATAATCCTGTATCTTCAAGAACTGCAGGAGGACAAAATGACAATACCTAGAATGCCTAGATGGCAATCTTATGTTGCCACAACAACAGAACCAATGTTTACACCTAAACAATGTCAGATGATTATTGATGCAGGGCATCAGTGTGCGCCTGAACAAGCTAAAGTGGGTGGTGGTAAAGACGGTCAATATGATACCAAAAAAAGAGTTACTACTATATCTTGGATACCTTTTGCTAATATGACAGAAATGTATAAGACAATAGAAAACCAATTGTCTATTGTTAATTTAAATCACTTTGGTTTTGACGGTGTTAGACTTACAGAGCCCGCTCAATTTACTGAGTATCCTAAAAGAGGTTTTTATGATTGGCACATGGATTTAAATGCTTTTGGTCAAGATGGTCAAAACCCGATTAGAAAAATATCTATGACTTGTTTATTATCTAATCCAGCAAATTTTTCAGGAGGAGAGCTTATGTTTTCAGAAGCTGGTAATCAACAACCATTAGACCTGAAACAAGGACAAGCTATATTCTTTGCGTCCTTTTTAAGACACAAAGTTGCGCCTGTTAAAAAAGGAATAAGACAATCTCTTGTTATGTGGTTTGGAGGACCACCTTTTAAATGAAATTACAAAGAAAGATATTATTTCCTACTCCTTTTTATTTTAAAGATCTACCTAATTCAAAAGAGTTAAATAAATATTTATTTAAAGAAATAAAGAAGTGGCGTAAGGCTGATCCAAAAGGAGAAGAAAAAACTAATTCTGGATTTGGCTGGCACAGCAAAACAGATATGGATAAACGAAAAGAATATAAACCTCTTATAGATGAATTATTTAAAATGGGTTATGAGTGTAATAGAGATTACGGTATTAAGGATAAATTAGGACTTGGTAATATGTGGGCTAATATTAATCCTACATATAGTTATAATAAAACACATACACATCCTAACTCTATGTGGTCAGGTGTATACTATATCAAAGTGCCAAAGAACTCAGGCAAATTATTTCTAGAAGATCCTAGACCAGGACCAAATACACATATGCCTAGAAGAGTAGAAGGTTTACCTGAGGGTTTATGGAGAGTTTGCGCCTATGAGGCTGTAGAAGGACGTTTAATTTTTTTTCCTTCATGGTTACCCCATGGTGTTGATATTAATATGAACACGGATAAAGGTGAAAAGAATTGGAGAATTTCAGTATCCTTTAATTTTATACAAATAGTAGAATGACCAAATTAGTTTATACCAAACTTCCTATTGATCAGATTGAGTATCTTGACAGAGAAGAATTCCACACTAATGAAAAAAAATTTAAAGATAGTTTAACAGCTTCTATTAAAAAACATGGTATTATAGAACCTGTCTATGCTGAGTATGGCAATGACTACGGTCCTAAGATTAAAGTAATTGTAGGCAATAATAGAATGGCTGTTGCAAAAGCATTGGGGATTAAAGAAATTCCTATTATTGTTAATATTTGGACTCCAGAGACATTTGATTTAGAAGGAAAAGAACTCAAGACAGATGATGAGATTAGATCTTTATTTAAATTAAAAGATAAACTACAAATAAGAAGAGATAAAGAAGGTCGTATTGATCAAATTATGCCTCCTTATTATTTTAACGTAGAAAATGAATACATTTAAAAAGAATAAATACCAAGTTATTAGAGGCGCTATTTCTAAAGAAGTGGCTGAGATTGGTTATAGGTATTTACAAATATCAGCAGAAGCTGATGAATGGTTACTACAAACGGGTAATAGTCATGAAAAAAATCCTTTAATAGGAAATTTTAAAGATCCTCAAGTTCCAAATTCTTACGCTAAATATGCCGATCGTTTTATGGAAACTCTATTAGTTAAAACCATTGATGTTATGCAAAAGAAAACAGGACTTAGATTAGTACCTACTTATTCTTATACAAGATTGTATAGAACAGGTAATATTTTAAGAAGACATAAAGATAGACCTAGCTGTGAGATATCAACTACGCTTAATTTAGGTGGAGATGAATGGCCTATATTTATAGACCCTACTGGAAGTGATAATGTTATAGATGAGTATAAAAACATCCATAAACCTAACGCTCCTAAAGGGGTTAAAATTGTTTTAAAACCAGGAGATATGATTATCTATTCTGGATGTGATTTAGAGCATTGGAGAGAGCCTTTTGAAGGCAAGCTCTGTGGTCAAGTATTTCTACACTATAACCATGCAGATGGACAGTTTGCAAAGACCAATTTGTATGATAAAAGACCTATACTCGGCATCCCTAAGACAGCGAACTAGGTTGAACTCGCCGCAAATATAGTATATTTTCAAAACAAGGATTTTTGTATGCTTCAAAAAATAGGCTTTTTGCCGGGATTTAATAAACAAGTTACCCCTACAACTGCTGAGGGACAGTGGATTGGGGGAGATAACGTACGTTTCAGGTATTCAACACCAGAAAAAATAGGTGGCTGGGCTCAGTTAGGAGAAGAATATCTAACAGGAGCAGCTCGGGCTCTTCATCATTTTGTAAATAGTAATCAAGTTAAGTACTCAGCTATCGGAACGAATAGAATTTTATATGTATATTCTGGTGGTGTATTCTATGACATCCACCCTTTAGTTAATCCATCGGGTACAGCTATCTCTAACGCTTTTAGTACAACAAACGGAGACTCCGCTGTAACAATTACTTTTGCATCAGACCATGGTTTTTCAAAAGGAGATATTATTCTCTTTGGTGGAACTTCAACATTTAGTTCTATTACAGGTTCTAACTTTGGAGCTTCAGATTTTTGTGACAAAAAGTTTATGGTTACAACAGTTCCCACAGCTTCAACTATTACGATTACAATGCCTAGTAATGAAACTGGCTCAGGAGCCACGACTTCTGGAGGCATAACTTATTTTCAATATTATTCAGTCGGACCCGCTAAACAATTAGGTGGAGA